AACCGAAGTAAGCGGCGTGCCGTGATCGGTCACAACGATGCCGGTGATCGTGCCGGACCCGGTCAGGGTCGCGGTGGCAGCGGCGCCCGAGCCCGTGGTGTCACGCGGGTCGTTGACGAAGGACACGGTCGGAACGGTCGTGTAGCCGGCGCCCTGGTTGGTGATGGTCACGGTCGACACCGCCGAACCGCTCAACGTGCAGTACGCGGTTGCGGGAATGCCCGGCGACGGCGGCGTGCCGATAACAACCTGCGGCGGATACACGTAGTTGGTGCCGCCGGTGGTCACGGTCGGGGACACGGTTACGGCGCCACCGATAATCGCGGTGGCCTTGGCCGAACCGGAGGCGAACGTCACGGCCGGGGCGGTCGTGTAGCCCGAGCCCGCGTTCGTAATCAACGCGCCGACCACGCAGCCGGTCGTGTTGGCAACGCGGTAGTTGGTGCCATCCGACGTGATCTGCCGGAACACGCCAGGGCCGTCATCGCCGTCCGCTCGCCACGTGGTGGTGATCGGATCGAGCACTTGGACCGAGGTGTACTTTCCGCCGATGATGCTGTAGGTCCCGGCGGGGATCATGATGGTCTCGCCGGCCTGCAGTGCGTAGACATCGCTGCCCTGCCCACCGAGGGCGAGGGAGATATTGGAACCACCAAAAACTGGCATCTGAGTCTCTCCTTACATCAACGGCTGGCCGTTGAAGCCGGTCGGGTTCGCCACAGCCGGCGGCGGCGGCGGGCTGCCAGGCCAGCCCGGTGCCAAGAGTCCGGTGATGTGCGCGCCGGAACTCGGCTTCGCACACACCAAGTTGAGGGCCGAGATCAGCACGCCGATGTCCGCGATCTGGCCCTGCGGCACCAAGCTCTGGAAGCCGCTGAAGCTGAACGGGATCGAGGCCGACAGGTAGAGGGCGAGATAGCGGCTGTTGATGACGTACGCCTCGCCGATCGGGCAGAAGGGGTCGGGGAAGATCGGAGTGTCGAGCACCCGGATCGCCCTGAAGCCCGCGTTCACCGCCTCGTCGCGGTTGTAGATCGACCGCGGCGTGGTCTGGAACATCTCGGACGACATAAAGTCCGACATCAGGGTCGCCCAATTGGCTGGGTTCATGACCATGAAGTCGCCAGCCTCGCCGCCGGCGCCGGACATCACGCGCACCAGCAGGTTCGCCACGCCGACGCGGTTCGAAATGCTGGCCTGGTTCGGGTAGTACTGGCCCTGCCAGAACGTAGAGGTCGTGCGGTTGATGCCGCCGTAGGTCGGGCTGTTCGTGCCGGTGTCGTAGGCCGCCGAGAGGCTGTCGAGTGCCAGCGGCTGGCCGTAGGACTGCTGGTACAGCGCTTGGGCCAGGGCCTGCTTCATCACGACCGCGGCGTCGGAGGTCACGGCGCGCAGCTTCGGGATGATGACCTCGCTCGACTGGATGATCGATTCCATCCCGAAGAAGCCGATGGGGACCATGCCGGCCTTCAGGTTGAACTGCGCGTTCTCGATCTGCTGGCTGTCTTCCGGCATGTCGAACGCGCCGGCGAAGCTGCCCCACGAGAAGCTGACGAACGACCCGCCCTGCACCGGGATGGTGATCTGGCTGGCGCCGCCGCGCGCCATCTGCGCGTTCGACATCAGCATGGAGAGAACGGGGTGCGCCTGGTAGCACTGGACGAACACCGTAGGGATCACCGCGCGCCGGGTCAGGGCTGCGATCTGTGCGCCTAGCGGCCCACCCGGCATGATGCCGGAAGACACGGGCGTCTGGAAGGTGGTCAGTGAGCCGGACATCTCAGTGCATCCTTACGCTGCGTTGTCGAGGACATCGCGGACTTCGGCGTCGAAGAACGCCCACGGGTCCTTGGTGACGGACTGCGCCTTGGCGTCGGCGTCATCGCCGGCGAACATGCGCTTGAGGTCGAAATTCTGCGGCAGATGGTCGGTGCCGGTTGCGGCGGCCGGACGAGCGCGCGGAATCGACTCGTTCACGAACGCTGCGGCGGCTTCGACATCCGGGTTGTTCTTGTCGCGCATCCGCTCCATGACCTTGCGGAGCCCGCCTTCGGTGAAGCCGTACTTCTTCTGAACGGCCGAGAAATCGGAGGCCAGCGCGTTCTCCGCATCGCGATCGGTCGACGCCTGGAGGAACTTTTCCATCTTCTCGCCCAGGCTTGCGACCTGATCGCGAACGCCCTGCAGTTCCGTGCGCATCGGGGCGACGAACTGATCCTCGGCGTCGAGTTCGGGGAAGTTGGCGTTGGGCTCAACCTCCCTGATCGCGCGCTTGATGGCGGTGGCGTGCTTGGGGTGCTTCAGCAGCTTCGCCAGCGTCTCGACCGACTTGCGAGCTACCGCCTCCTCGTAGGTCAAATCGGGCATGGCTTACTTCTTCCCCCCGACGTGCTCAATGGTCATGCCCTCGGGGCGAACGCCCTTCGGCATACCAGCCGGGATCGCGCCGATGTCCATGCGCTGCATCGGCACCCGCTTCATGTACGGGTCCTCGGCTTTGACGGAGTTCACGTACGGCTTCGGGAAGTTGTTGTCGGACGCCATTGCTGGTCTCCTACTGCGCCATCGCGGGCGGGGTGTTCGGCGGGGGCGGCTGCAGCCGAGCCAGGGCCGCCATCTGATTGTTCTGGCCGGCGCCGCGGGCCATCTGCACCAACGACTGCATCGACAGCGCCGGACTTTCGGCGTCACGCTCGAACAGCTTGGACAGGGATTTGGCGGCGTTCAGAGCGGCGTCATGCTCTTTGCTGCCCAGCGGCAGCGAGTGCAGCGCGTCCTGGATCGCCATCACGGCAACCTTCAGCTTCGACATCGCCGCGGCGGTGTTGCCTGGATTCGGCTGCGGCATGGTCGCGCCAATGCCGGCGGGGGCTGCCTGGGGCGGCTGCGCCATTCCGGCGGGGCCGGGCGGCGCGGCAGGCGGGCGAGGCAGAATGGACGGATCGAGTGCCATTGGTGTTCCAAGCAAACCGAGCCGGCGCCGGCCGGGAAAGGCAGTGACCGACGCCGGAAAGGCTTACTTCCGGTGGGTCTTGCGGCTCTTGCGGGCCATCTTTCGTCTCCTGAATGGCCGGGGGAGACAGTCCCGATCCCTCGGCCGGCTACATCCATCAGCTAGATGCGGGGCTATCTTAATGTAAAATCTCAGGTAGCGTCAACACCAATCTGAAACTATTGCAAAATCAGTGCTTTGCGCCGCCTTTGTGGTGTGGAAAAGCGAGGTCGGGGTGCTCCGCGACCAGCTTCGCCTGGGCAATCTCCTTGCGCTCCGCATCCTCGATCAGCGCGGATTCGTTCGCCGGATGGGTCGCCTCGATCAGCCGCTCGTCGGAGATCGCGCCCACCTTGCGCAGCGCGAACGCCTTGGCGCTTTCGGCCTGGCTGAACGCCGGGCTGCTGCTGTGGGCATCGACGCTGACCTTGGCCTGCTCGGACAGGTGGGTAAGCTGGAAGGCGATCTGGATCATGCCGTCCGCTGGCGGCTCCAAGAACGGGTTCTCGGGGATCGGGGAGGCTTCGATGCTTTTGGTGCCGGGCTTCACCCAGGCCACCAGCACATCGGCCGACTTCGCCTTGAGAATGTCCAGACCAAGCCCGCCGACCTCCTCGACGCTGCGCTCGATCATCAGCGCGTCGTCGCGGTGCCGGGCCGACCCGACCCGAAGCAGCGTCTCGGCATGGCCCTGCGCGCGGACGCCCGACTCGCCCTCGCCCTTCGTGACCGGCGGAAAACCGCCGATCATGTCGAACATCCCGTTGATTTCGTGGAACGAGTTCCAGATGTCGCCGGGGATCGGATCGTCCAGCTTCTTCATGGCGGCGTTCGGGTTGCTGTCGGTCAGGAACCCGCCCGGCTTTTTCAGTTTGGCGTAGGCGTTCTGGTTGACCGACTGGCTGCCGGTCATCATCCGCGGCGGGTCTTCTTCGCGCCGCAGCATCTTGTTGATGCCGTCCACCCGGCTGTTCAGCGCACCCTGCAGCAGCGCCACATCCTCGACCGCCGAGCACCCCCAGAAGTAGTTGTCGACCCGCTGGTAGCAGAACTCGACGAAGGGGTTCTTGCCCGCCAGAGGGTTTTCCTGGTTGGCTGGGCGCTTGATCTTCTTGTCGTTGGGGTCGTACTCGTCGGCAAAGGCGTTCCGGTGCTGGTCCTTGCCGTAGATCAGCGCGCCCTCGACCAGCGTCATGGTCGTCCAGTCGTCGCGCTCGCTGTCCCAGACCCACAGCTCGTCGAGGAACAGCAGGTCCTCCAACACCTTCGCGGAGAGCTGCGGCAGCGGCCCCCAGAGGTTTGCCACGCTGTTCTGGACGCCGCTCTGCGTGGCGGTGCCGCTGGCCGACATCGGTTGCCAGCCGCCGACGATGATCTGCTTCAGCACCGCGTTGTCCGCGGGCGAGGAATCCCGGCGGGAGGCGCGTACCCGGCTGCCGACCTTCTTGACCATCGCCGTTTGCTCGGCCTTGTCGAACACCGACAGCATCTGGGCGAAGCGGCTGCGGGTCAGGCAGGTCGTGTGCGTGAAGGCTTCCTGACGCTTCAGGTCGGGAATATCCTCGCGCAGCACGCCGAACGTCTCGGGCTGCACCAGGTAGGGGTCGAAGCCCTCCCGGCTCCACAGCAGCTTGACCAGCGACTTGCCCTTGATCGCCGCCCACTGGACGGCGTCGGACATGGTCGTGTCGACATCACCGACGCGGATCTTTTGGTTCAGATAGGACCCGGCCGCCATGCCCTTGGCGCGCTCCACCGGGCTGACCTGCCCGTGGTAGTCGACCCGGAAGGCAAGCTCGGTCGGGCTGTAGAGGATCGAGGTCAGCCCCTCGATGAACGCCTTGGTGCGGCGGAACGTCTGGGGGGTGCCGTCATCGGACCCGGCATAGAACAGGTTCCGGTAGGCAAGGCCGCGCTCCAACCTATCCTGCCGCGAGTCGGTG